TCAAAAGCTGAGGGAGTCGTTTATACTAACTGGCGCTTTGGCGAATTTAACCCCGACGGGTTACAGGTTATTTACGGGCAGGATTACGGGCACACCGATCCGACAACCTTAGTCGCTATTGCCATAGATAAAAAGCGAAAAATAATCTACGCAAAAGAGGAGCTATACAAATCGAAGTTAACTATCTCGGATATATACGCAATTAACAGACAGAGAGCAGGGCGTAATTTGATTATAGGAGATAGCGCAAGCGCAGGAACTATCGCAGAGTTACAAAAGCTAGGTCTTAATATTAGAGGCGCTAAGAAAGGCGCAGGCAGTATCGCAACGGGTATCGCATTAATTCAAGACTACGAGCTTGTCGTCGATCCAGATAGTACAAACATTGCAAAGGAATTAAACAACTATGTTTATACGGATAAGGGCGCGCAGTTGGCTTGCGATATGTACAACCATAGTCTGGACGCGCTGAGGTATGGAGTTTTACATTTGCTTGCGAATCGTGGAAAGGTAGAAATTAGATAAGAAACAAAACCCCTTTAAATTACGTCTTATATATATGACAGAGACTATTAAAATTAGTGTACCCGAAAATATCGCAGATATTACTTTAGACCAATACGTCAAGTTTGAGGCATTGAGAGCAAGAGAGGAGAGTCTAACGGAGCAAGGAATGATTGAGAGGGTTATATCTTTGTTTACAGGAATGAAAAAACAAGACGTTAAAAAATTAGTCTATACAGACTACGAGGGTTTAATGACTCAGATAATTGCAGCGTGTGAGCAGACCGTAGAGTTTGAGGAGCGCTTTACTCTTGACGGAGTAGAGTACGGCTTTATCCCAAACCTAGACGAGATAACGACGGCGGAGTATGTAGACCTCAGCACTATAGGAATGAGCTTTAAAGATATGCATAAGATAATGGCTATCCTATTTCGCAGGGTAACGCATGAGGACTCTTTCGGCAACTATAAAATTATACCTTATAGTCATAACAAAGAAAACGACGAGATTATGAAAAGCTGCCCTATGAATATAGTAAACGGCGCTCTGGTTTTTTTTTGCAGTTTATCGAAAAACTTAAAGAAAGCTATCCAGAAATCTACGAGTCAAGCGGAGGAGAAAAACAAGCAACCGACTATTTTGTCAAATGGGGTTGGTACGTAAGTATTGAAATGATAGCAAACAATGATATACTAAAAATTGACAAAGTGCTAGCGACAAAGGTACATGAGTTTCACACGTTCCTAGCTCACAAATTAGACAGGCAGAAAATGGAGGCACAACTAAGAAAACCAAACGTAAGACAATTATAATGAACGCATACAGCACACTACTAAGATATATAAGAACTCTCGCAGAGCAAGACGAGTATGTCAAGACTATAACAACGGGCGAGGATATAGACCTAAACAAAGGTAACTTATTTCCGCTTTTTAATATTGATATAACAGAGGCGACTTTTACCTCTACAGCGACAATCTCCTTTAGTCTAAATATTCAAGTCTTGGATATTAGAGAGATTAACAAAGAGAATGTAAACGATAAATTTTATCTAAACGATAACTCGACAGATAATTTTAATTCGACGTTAACGTGCCTCAATGCGCTTTGGGTTAAAATGAATAGAGACTTTGCGACTAATAATATAACGGCGTCAGATAGTCCGACGTTGCAACAGATAACCTACTCAGATAAAAACTTGCTAGACGGTTGGGATATGTCTTTCGATGTTGAAATGCCTATCTCAGAAACAAACCTTTGCTTTTGGATAACATAAAGAAAATATTTAATAAGCTAGGGAGCAAGGTAGTAATTCAAGCAAAGGCTAATCTAAAGAAAAAAAAGAAAGGCGGCGGAGAGTTAGAGAAGTCCTTGAGGTATAAAGTAAAGCGTAGCTCTATAGAGTTTACTCTAGCGGATTACTGGGAATTTGTAGACGCAGGGGTTAAAGGAAAGGGAGGTACTAAGGCGGACGGTAAAGCGTGGCGACTTAAAAAAGTAACAAATAGTAAATTTAAGTACCGAAATAAAAAGCCGCCGTTTATGGCTTTCAACGGGTGGAGCATTCGAAAGGGTATAGCGCCTAGAGATACAAAGGGTAGGTTTACAAGTCGTAAGAGTTTGCTTTATGCGATTGCAAATAGTGTGTATCACACAGGAATCGAGACGACGCATTTCTTTACAGACGCCCTAGATAACGAAGTACTAAAACTAGGCGACGAGATAGGCGAGGCTTTCGCTCTTGACCTTATCGACGGAATGAATATTAAAAGTGATAACGTAACAATAACAAAATGATAAGAGCATTAAGTCCGTTTTATATAGATACCCCTTTAGTTTATGGGGGTGTAACTTGCGCAAAATATATACTAAACGTTTGGGTTTGGAACGGCGACAAGTCTACGCCAAACTCTACCAATAGCTACCAGATAACCTACGAAAATACAACGGCATCGACAGGCTCGCATAGCATAAACATCAATGCAATTATACAAGACTATATAGAATTTAAAGAACCTACTCCGTCGCTAGTTACAGGGGTGCAAGTTATAGACGGCGATAATCAGCAATGGGTTTATACTTACGTAACCTATGACGCTGTAGCTACGTTGTACCATGAGACTACGGATATAATGGTTCTAGGGTATGCTTACGGAAACGAGGGGAGAAACGTTACAACGGTTGCAAACAATACTCTATTAATACCTCAGCAATATAAAGTTAATCGACAAGGTAGTTTTGTGTTTCCTATCTATGTACCTACGGGCGGAGCAGCGCAAGCTATTAGCGTAAAGTCTTATCCTGCGTTAACAATCAATTATAGTGCTACACCTACGCAGTCAGACCTCAGCGACGAGGTTGTTAAGTATTTGTGGATAGACGCAGGCGTAGCGACAAACGAGTCTTATATAGAGATAATCTGGAACGGTAAGACTACCACGTTAGATATTACAAGAGAGTGTAAGTATACGCCTCTAAATACATTTTTTCAAAACAAAGACGGCGCTTTACAGAGCTTTACACTATTTAAAAAGCAAGAGGAGAGTATAAATATAACCGATAGTAATTTCGAGACTAACAGAGGGCAAGCGTCGGACGGATTCCATCAGTTTGTAAGGTATGGCGTTCAAGCTAGGACTACTTTAACCGTAGAGACGGGGTGGCTTGACGAGGATATGAACGAGGTTATTAAGCAAATACTATTAACAGAGCGAATCTGGAGCTTTGCAAGTAATGTATACACGCCTTTAAATCTAAAAATGACCTCGCAGAAATTCAAGACAAGGCAAAACGATAGGCTAATTAACTATACTATGACCTTTGAAATGAGTTACAACGAAATAAACAATATATAAATATGGTTAACCTATTTATTAACGGCGAACTACTAGACCAATACAAGGACGAGAGCGTGGATATTGTAAGCTCTGTTTTAGATGTTAGCGATATTACTAAAAATACAGGCGATTACTCTAAAAGTTTTACCATTCCTGCTAGTAAAAATAACAATCGTATATTTAAGCATTGGTATAACGCGTCTATAGATAACGGCTTTGATGCTAGGAGTAAGGTAGAGGGTAGTATAGATATTGACGGCGTACCTTTCAAGCTAGGAACGTTTAGGCTTAACAAATGTAATATAGTAAAGGGTAGGCTTGAGAGTTATACAATTAATTTCTTTGGTAATCTACCTAACATCTCGGATACAATAGGCGAGGATATGTTAAGCGATTTAGCATTCCCAACGCTAGACCACGAGTGGTCAAGCGACAACGTAAAAAACGGATTGCAAAATGGTATACTAAACAAGGATATTGTATATACTTTAATGGCTAACAAGCGTTATTTTTATAACTCAGATACGGCAGCCCCCGACATAAACGCAACCACTATAAATATAGCAAACGGAGCAAATACTGCAAACGCGACGGGCGTAGTATGGAGCGACCTAAGACCTAGCGTAAGGCTATCGAAAATAATTGAGGCAATCGAGGCAAGATACAACGCCGCGACCTATGAGAGTCCTATTGTATTCTCTAGGGATTTCTTTAGTACTACAGAGTTTGCAGAGCAATACCTATGGCTCAAGGCAAGCGATAGAGAGGCGATAGGAGGCGGCGAGGATATTGTAGACTTTACGGTAGGCTCTGGAACTTATATAAATTTAAGTGATAATATAGGAACTTTTACAACTATAAGGACAGGAGCATCGAGGCAACGATTTCTAATAGAAAACAAAATAACTCCTGCGGCTGGTTACGAAAATGTACCCTATACTTTTATAGTTAAATACGCATATACAGGGGAAGAGCTTTACTCGTGGGATAGTGAGCAATGGGCAAACGGAGACGGCGTTGTATCAATATTTACCGCCTTGGGGTCGCCTAGCGGTACGACTGTTTTTAATTTTACTTGGCACGTAAAGAGTAACGCAAAAATAGAGTTTACGTCAAGTGTTAAGGTTATTAAATATGTTGCTGGTATAATCACTCCCTCAGATACAACCACAGGAACGCAAACTTTAGTTAATAATGTAATAATAGGCGACGAAATGCCAGAGTTAAAAATCGTTGACTTTCTCAAGGGCATTTTTAATATGTTCAAACTTGTAGCGATTCCAAAAGACGACGGCAGCATATATATTAATACTTTGGATTCTTACTACGTTCAAGGCAAAAGATACGACGCAACAAGGTATATTGATTTTGCAAAGTTTGACGTTGACAGAGGCGAGCTTTTAAAACGAATATCGTTTGAGTTTGAGAAGCCAAGTACTATTATGAATATAGAATTCCAAAAGCAAGCGTCGGACGGGCAAGGTTACGGAGCATCGCTTGTAAATATATACGAAACTACAACACCAAAAAAATTAATAGACGGCGATACGCTAGAGGTAAAGCTGCCATTTGAGCAAATATATTTTGAAAAATTAACAGACCAAAACTCTGCGGCAACAGAGTCAAACACAAATATACAGACGGGTGTAATACTAGACGATAACTTAAACCCAGTTGTACCAAAGGCGGTCTTGCATTACGTAACTAGACAGGATATATCTAGCACTCCTATACGTTTTGTTAACGACCTAGCGGCGGACGTTGTTTTAAACGCGGAGCTAAACTCTCCTATACATCATTTTGGAGTTGAAAATCCTATGTACTCAAATATATTTGAGGCAGAGGCGAGTAACTTTACAGGCGAGAGCTTAGTCAATAATTTATATAGTATACATTACAAAGATTATGTAACCGCAATATTTGAGTTAAAGCGTAGGACGTTTAAGTACGTTGCAAACTTGCCTATACAAATAGTTACAAGGCTAGATTTAAACGATGTAATCGCAATCAATGGAATAGACTACAGGATAAATAAATACTCTTACAACCTCTTAAACGGCTTAACCAAGTTAGAGCTAATTAACGGCTTTGATACTACCCTAAAAAATAAGGTATATATTCCGTCGACTGTAACTGTAGGGAAATACCTTACAAACTTAGTTTTTAACGTGGAGGGTATAGACGGCTATACTATTACAAAAATTGACGAGGGTTTTGGCACGACTTGGGTTAGTACGTCAGTAGTCGGATCGGATAACAATTTAGCAGGCATAAGCATTGACGGAATGAGTCCGAGCATTACGACTAGAAACATGACGATAAGGTATGTAAAAGATTCAATAACAACAGATATAATAATTTTACAAAATGAGTAACGACATTACAGAGGTAATCGACATACTAAGACGAGGAGATTTTTACGGCGCAGGCGACTGCGTAGAGATAGCAAAGGGCAAGAGGCAAATTGTAGTTTCATGGAGTGGACTAAAAAGAAAAATTAAACGTACTATAAAAGCAAAAAGATAATGAAAGAGATAAAAGTAAAATTAACCGTTGACTCGTCGGGAGCTGAGAAAAGTATAGATAACGTTACAGATTCAACAAAAAAACTAGACAAGGCAAATAGCAACGCTAGTAAAAGTAACAATTCGCTTTCAGCATCAACAGCAAAAACAGGAGTTGCAATGGGTGGAGTCGCAACAGCCTCGACCTCAGCGGCTACCAGTTTAACCGCTTTGGGTGGTACTGTAGGAGCTGCCGCAGGGGGTATGTCTGCGCTAAAAACCAAGCTACAAGCTGTTATAGTTAGTTTAAAATCTGTAAAAGTGGCTATGATGGCTACAGGGATTGGTCTTGTTATAGTGATATTAGCGTCATTAAGGGCAGCATTTACAAGAAGTGAAGAAGGTCAAAACAAATTTGCTAAGGCTATGGCAGCAATTGGAGCTGTTACGGGTGTATTAATGGACGGATTAGCTGCTTTGGGTGGCTTAATTATAGATGTATTTACAAAACCAAAGGAGGTTTTTAAGGATTTTAGCAAGTCAATCAAGGAATTTGTAACAGATAAGATTACAAAAGTCACAGAGGGATTAGGTTTATTAGGTAGTGCAATTAAAAAAGCATTCTCGGGAGACTTTAAGGGAGCTTTTAAAGACGCTAAAGATGGAGTTGTTCAGCTTAACAGAGGTTTGAATCCTCTAGTTATTACCGCAGAAGCAGTTGCTAAGGGTGTTAAGAGCATAGTAACAGAAATGAAGGAAGAGGCTAAGATAGCAGGACAGATAGCAGATATAAGAGCAAAGGCAGACAAAGTAGACAGAGCTTTAATAATTGACAGGGCAGAGGCTAACAGAAAGAGAGCGGAATTATTAGACAAAGCAGCAAATAAAGAAAAATTCACAGCAAAAGAAAGGATTGAGTTTTTAACAGAGGCAGGAAAAATTGAGGACGCTATAACTGAAAAAGAAATATCTGCCGCACAATTAAGACTAAAGGCAAAAAAAGCAGAAAACGCTCTAGGATTGTCTACAAAGGACGACTTAGACGAAGAGGCAAGGCTTACAGCAAAATTAATTGATTTACAGGGAGCAAAATTAACAAAACAAAAACTAGTAACCTCGCAAATTTCAGCAGCTAACAAGGAGGCAGCAGCCGACCAAAAAGCATTAGAGGCAAAGGCAGCAGCAGACGCAAAAAAAATAGAGGCGTTTACGGCAAACACAAAAGAAGAAAAAAGAAAGCTTGAGAGAGAAAAGTTAAAAGAACAATTAGCCGAATTACTAAAGCTAGCAGGAGACGATAACGAGGCAAAAATTGAGTTGCAAAAATCTTTTGACGAGAGACTGCTAGAATTAAAAACTAAGAACGCAGAAAAAGACGCAGCAGAGCAAAAGAAAATCGACGATAAAGTAATAGCAGACGCAAAAATTATATCGGATAAAAAGATAGCGGAGGAGAAAAAAGTTGCAGCCGCGAAAGTTGCGATACAAGAGCAAGGTCTTAAAGTAGCAGGGCAGGCATTTTCTTTACTAGGTCAACTAGGAGAAGATAACAAAGCGCTACAAGCTACGGCATTAATTGGCGAGTCTGGAATAGGAATAGCAAAAATGATTATAGCAAATAATACAGCAAATATCGCAGCTTTAGCAACGCCTCAAGCGGTTGCTAGTTCGGGAGCGTCTGCTGCGCCTGTAATAGCTTTTAATAATATATCCACAGCTTTAGGGGTTGCTGCAACGGTAGCGGCTACAGCGAAAGGACTAGCGGCTTTAGGCGAGGGCGGAGCGCCCGCAGGAGGAGACGCAGCAGCAGGAGGAGGAGCAACCGCTCCTGCCTTTAATTTAGTAGAGGGAACGGAAAGCAACGCAATACAAGACAGCATAACAAACCAAGATACCGCAATTAAGGCGATAGTAATTTCTGGCGACGTTACCACAGCTCAAAGCGCCGACCGCAATGCAGTTGACTCAAGTGGATTTTAACAAATAGTGAAACAAAAACGCCTATAAATACGTCTATATAATATAGCCTATGAAAAGATACGAGGGGAAATACAATAAAAAGAGCAAAGGAGTCTTTGCAATTAGTTTAGTAAGCGCTCCTGCCACAGGCGAGCATTATATCGCAATGGCTAAACAAGATAAGATAGTAAAGTTTGCGAAAGTAGACGAGGAGCAGCGTATTTTAATGGGGTTAGTATTACAACCAGAACAATTAATCTACAGAGTAGACGAGGACGGCAACGAGTTTGAGATGTTTTTTAGCGCAGAAACTATAAAAGATTTTTCTCAAAACTTTTTTCAGTCTGGATTTCAATTAAACTCTAAACTAGAACATGACGAGACTATCGAAAATGTTACGTTTGTAGAGTCGTGGTTAGTAGCCGATCCAAAGAAAGATAAATCAGCAGCCTACGGACTTAGTTATCCTGTTGGCTCTTGGCTTGTTTCTATGAAAGTAGACAACGACGACATTTGGAATAACTATATTAAGACGGGCGAATTAAAAGGATTCTCTATTGACGGAATGGTAGAGCTTGAGGAAGTAAATTTTAAATCAAATATACAAATGAGTAAAAGTAACAAGAATATCCTTGCCTTGCTAAAACAGATAGTATCTGGAGCAGAGCAGGAGGTAGAGGTAACTCTAGGAAGTGTAAAATCTGGCGAGCTAGATATCCAATTCGACGGCGAAACTTTAGAGGTTGGAACGCCTGTATTTTTAATTGCAGACGACGATGAGAAAGTACAACTTGCAGACGGAACGTATAAAATCGACGACGCAGGCGAGATAGTTGTAAAAGACGGACTAGTAGAATCCATGACTGAGGGAGAGGAAGTAGTAGACGAGGAGGTAGTCGAAGAGGTAGCTCCAGACGCAGAGCTTGCCGAAGAGGACGAAGTAATCGAGGAAGTAAACGCAGACGAGGAGTCTATGAAAGTAATTAAAGAGATTTTAGACGATATGTTTAAGGCTTACGCTGAGAGTATGGAGATTAAAATGAGCGCTTTAGATACTAAACTAGAAACTTTAACGTCTAAAAACGTAGAGCTAAAAAAGCAAGTTGTTAAACTTTCGGCGCAGCCGTCAGTAAAGCCTATTAGCTCACAACCAAAGCAAGTCTCTTTAACAAAGCAAGGGCGAATCCTTGAGGCTATTAAACAAGCAAACCAAAACAAGTAAATTAATTAATTTAAAATAGATAATAAATGGCAATTACATCAAATTATGCAGGAATCCCAGCGGTGGACATAATGCTAAAAGCAATTAAGGAAGAGGATACTTTAAGACTTGGTCTTATTAACGTTGTACCTAACGTAGGATACAAATTAAATTTAAGAAACTTAGACGTTACTCTAGGGGTAGTAGACTACGCTTGTGGTACTACGCCTGCAACAGGAGCTGTAGCTTACGCTGAGAAAGTACTAACACTTTCAAAGTTTAAAAATGAGTTTACAATCTGTAAAGAAGATTTCCGCCCAACGTGGAGCGGCGAGTCTATGGGTGCGTCAGCTTTTAACGATCAAACGCCTCAAGAAATTGCAGACGCAATTGTAGCGGATACCTCAGCTAGACTAGCGGAATGGTTTGAAGACCAAATCTGGAACGGAGCAGGAACGGCAGGAACTATGAGCGGTTTAATTACTCAGTTTTTAGCAGACGGAGACGTTATTCAAGCAAACGGAGGAATTACTGCAATCGGTGCGGCTGTAACAACAACTAACGTACTAGCGGTATTTGACGCAGCTACGGCAGCATTACCTTACGCGCTAAGACGTAAAGCGGTTAACTTTATTGTATCTCCAGACGTTGCAGATGCTTACATGAAGTTGCTTATCCAAAATGGAGCGGCTAACGGACTAGGAGGAGACGCTAATACAGGAATGGTTTACGGACGTTACTCTGTGCAAGTTGTAAATGCCTTACCAAACAATACTCTCGTTTTATTCGAGAAGTCTAATATCACTATGGGTACAGGATTAGCCTCAGATGCGACCTCTATTAGAGTGAAAGACCTTGACGAAGTAGATTTGAGCGGAAACGTTTTATACAAGTCTGTATTTGGTGGAGCTGTTGGGTACTCTTATGGTACTGAGATAGTTTGGTTACTTACTACTATAGCATAATAATGCAATGGGGGAGGTTTAACCGCCTCCCCTTTTTTAAAATAATATATAACAGTTAACTAATTGGTTAACTATCTAAAAATCAACAACTTATGGCGTGTTTAATTACATCGGGGAGAGCTAAAGTGTGTAAGGACGGTCTTGGCGGTCAGTCTACGCTATACCTCTTTAACAGCCTACCAGATGCTTTTACTGTTTTGAACGGAGAGGCTACAGCAATGAATGCAGCTTTAACGGCGGCGTATGCTTATCCTTTAGAGGGAGACGGCAATACACTAGAGCAGTCTATGGTAGGAGACAGAAATACAAGCAGTAGAGTAAATACTCAGACGCTTACAACCGTTTTAAAAGCTATGGACGCAGCGACAAATGCTGAGTTTAATCTATTAGCGG